CTGTTTTCCCCTAATTGCTGCATGTCTACGCCTGTCAACTTAGAGTCATATCTACGAGCTGTATAACCTTCCGCTAGTTCCAAAGTATAGTGACAAACAGTAAGACCGTTCTTTACAGCCTGTGTCCCTAGATTAACCAAGAACCATGACTTACCTGAGCCTGGACCACCTAGCAATATCCCCAAGTCTCCACGACCCAAACCACCTGCTAACATCGTATTAACTCCCTCCCAAGGTGTTGCTACTGGTGCTCTATCATCTAACCTGTACCTAGTCTCAATATCCTTGTCATATTCATGCCCTACAGCATTACCTTGACCTGCTTTTAGTGCTGAGTTAATTGTAGATCGGATATCATCGTACTCTCCTTTACTTAATAGTTCCACAGAGTTAAGTAGTGCCGTCTTAAGATGTTGATTCTTACAGAAATTACTGAACTCCTGCTGTATATAATCAGAATCATCACTACCAATCTTAAGTGCTTCTTTTACCTGATCTACTACAGCTACTTTAAGAACGTCATTGTCAATCTTTCGTACCTCCACTTGTAGAGATTCTAATGTTGGAGTAGTGTGGTATTTTCTATAATACCTTAGAATCTCATCCACTAGCCACTTATGTGCGGGAGAATCGAAGTAATCCTTGTCTAGTATATCGTGAACAGATTGAAGAAATTCCCTCTGTTTTAATAGTCCGGACAATACCTTTACCTGAAACCCACTGCCGTAAGCCGATAGTGTGTTTAAAACCTTTTTTTCAGACATAAATTTTATTTGTATTTTGATAATTCGTTAAAATGCGTGTATAACCAAGAAGTTAGGTTGGGTATTGCATTATCTAAAGTATCTTCTTCATATAAAGCATTGAACCCTTTTATGTCTAGCACCTTGATTGGGTTGTCTATTGTGTCATGAATCTTACTTAACTGATCTTCTGATATGTTAGGATTGTGTAAGTCCATCAGCTTCCTGTTTATATGCAACTGATGTTCAAAGTTAAGTATCTTTTTGTATAGCGGGTTTAAGCCCTCTTTAGATTTAGTTATAACTTCTTCTAACGATATAGGAGTTTCTGTTGTTATCTCCGGAAATAGCTTTACTAGCTTCTTTGGTCCTAATCCTAACACTCCAGGAACATTATCACCATCGTCTCCTAACAATATTTTCCTAGTTAGAAAGTTTTCTGGCGGTAAACCGTACTCTTCCTTTACTACTTTGGGAGTATAAAAAATTCTTTTAATAGGGGAGTATACAGTTATTTTATCATTTACTAGCTGTAAATAGTCCTGATCTGAGGACATTATTGTAACTTCCGTATTAAATTGCTTTGATATATACCCTATAACATCGTCAGCCTCTATTTTAGGCAAGGAGATTAAGTCTACAGGTAAACACTTCAAGTAATCAATTAATCTAAGTAATTGATTTGTCATTGAGTCAGATTCTTCTTCCTGATTACCGTAAGCATCCCAGTTTGTAATCCTTTTTATTTTCCTGTTAGCTTTGTATTCAGGGTATAGATACTTCTTGTTTGTCGTACTACCCTCCCCATCAAATACTAGGAATACTCTAGTAGGTCTTACTAGCTTTACTGCGAATGCTATAGACTTCAGAAACCCCGTCAATCCTCCAATAGGTACTGCATGTCTGTTTACATGTTTGATTACTGTAAAAGATCTGATAAAGGTGTTCAAGGAATCTACGACTAGAACCCTATCATTTACACCCAACTGCACTAACTGACCTCCCGATAAAGAATCGAGGATGTCTTGATATTTTGAATTCATGCTTTGTTTTTATTCTTCTGTTTCATAAATGTCTGTAGTATCTTCTGCTTCTTCCACAAGATCAAAGTCTGTAGTACCTAGAAGTTTTAGCCATTCATGAGAGTGTGCTTTCTTATAAGCTTCCAAATCCTTTTTATCCTCCTTATCATCAGTTATAAAGCCATGCACTGTCATAAGCACTTTACCTACTGCTGTAACTCCGGTGATGTGATTTTTATCACAACTCAGCTTTGTCCTCTTTGCAAACTCTACTGTCTTTCCACCTTTGGTAGCATTAATCTTATTAGTACCAGCTTTAGTGATATTTCCGAAAGTGATTACCAACGAAGCATCGAACCACATTGTATTACCGCCTTTATTCTGTAGGGTCGGTGATCCCATCCTAGTGTCAGGTTTTGCTACCCACACCTTATTGATTGCTACTAGAGTATTGGTATACGGTTGACTCTCTTTTCTAGACATGATAATCCTCTGATTGATGAAGTTACCAAATTGCTGACTCATTGCACCCGCATTCCACTCGTTGTTGTTTGACTTAGAATCTATACTCATTTTACATGGTATTGACCCCACAGAGTCCCAAAAGAAACAGATATTGTATGGTAGACTTCCTTTCTTCTGCTCATCTAGTATATCTGCCATGAAAGCTGATACGTCTTCTACACACTGCATCTTTTCACGATCTACATAAATAAAAAAGCCGTTGTAATCCACTACCTCTCCGGTATTCTCATCTACAACCTCATTAATCTCTAATCCCATTGATTTAGCATGTTCCCATGACCACTTCATCTCGGTTATAATAAATACAGGAAGTATACCCATCTTCTGTGCGCTTACTGCCGCCTCTAGAAGTGCTGTAGTCTTTCCGGTATCTGAGTGTCCCCTGAGAAGTGTAATATGACCTATCGGAACGCCTGGTATCTGTAGAGCATTAGTAAAAGATTTAGATAGCGGAATCCAAGTCTGCTCCTTAAATTTTACTGATGTACTTGATAGATTTTTATTCTTCTTGAAAGAGTCTAAATTAAACTCGCCCTTTATTGCAGAATTAATCCTGCTGTTAAGCCCTTTAGCCATAATATAAATAATAATGGGGTCTAAAATCAAAGGGTCTGCGACACCCAATGACTTAGAAGACCCCAAAGATTGAAGTTAACTAGTCGCAGTAGTATTTTATTAATTAGATCTTAAACAAATCGTCCACCTCTTTACTTCTAGCAGATCCGACTGTTTTCTTAGCTTCTCCTGTATTCAGAGAATATTTGTTAGGTTCTTTACCATTTTCCCAAGGCAAGTCTGATTTATCCTCGCTAGCCGCTTCATCTGTAGCTTCTGACTCAGGAGTGAGGTGCTTTCTCAGTGCTTCCTTCATCTCACTGTAAGATACCTTTGGATACCTAGAAATTGGGTTAGGCTGATTCTCCAACCACAGCTTTACTTGTGCGGCATCATCTGATAATTTAGTGCTCTTTGCTTTCAACTTCACACTAGAGTTGTTGTAACTAGAGCCATTTTGCTCAGGGCTAGTAGTATCTACAATAATGTCACGACCAACCATTGGATCTGTAATATCATCAAGATCCTCATCGTCCATCAAACGAAGAATGTCGAGGAAGGTATTTTTACCAAATTCCCAAAGTCGAACGCCCTTGCTTTCTTCACCTCGAACGATAATAGGGATGAATACTCTCTTACGAGGCTCAAGCTTATAGCCCAACTTCCAATCCTCTGTCTTTTTGAGATGTTCTGCCATCTCTAGAATAGGGTCTTTTTCTCCGAAGTTAGAAAGACACCACATGGATTTATTACCGATACCGTAGTGTACTAGCAATTCTGTAAACAACTCCTCTCTCTTGTAAAGAGATGGTACGATTCGAACTGCTGATTTTCCTACCGGGGGTTTCCACATGTAGTCCCTCTTTTCTGAGCCTTCTTGACCCTTTTTCGCTGTCTGTTCCGCAATCTTAGCTGCGATCTGTTCTCTTGTCATAATCTTTATAACTTTTTAAAAATACAATACTAGTGAATTTTTTTGAGAAAATCAAATTTATTTTCAAGATTTTCTACAATTTAACAACTTTGTGGATCAAAGTGTTGAGTTTCCTTAACTCCGTGCCTTGAGTAAGCAGTACAGAATTACTGTAATTTGACCAATCTATGGTGTATTTTGGGTTTAGTACGCCACCATTTAGAGATTTGATTACTATATTTAGAGCATTTATGGTATATAGTGTGTTGCTCTCTTTTTTCCTATGTAGTAATATAGTATTTGGTAGTACTTTTGTCTCTGTATCTTGCAGCTCAATGTTGTATGTACAGAGGTATTCGTCTGATTCTGGTGATGTGAGGACGAAAATCTTCCCGAAAAGTATATTATAGCAACTGCTAATTTCCTGGATACGCTCATTTAGCATATCTTTAGTAGAAAAAGAACAGAATAACTTATTTTGCATTAATTCCCTTGTTAAATATAATACTCCTAATTCCATCAAAACCTATTTACTGTTTATAAATATCATGTTTTTTACCTAAATTTGTATATTAACTAAAATTATAATCTAGTCCGTATTTATGTTTTACTACCATACCCCCCTCCTGAAGTATATTTTTTAGTTTAATCAGGAAGTCTTTTCCATCTTCCGCTGAGAAATCTAATAATATCGCATCATAGGTAATTAAAACCACCCTACTTTTATAATCTAAAGTCTCTATTAAATCAACTATCTTTTTTAGCTTCTTGATATTTTCGTATGTCTCAAGATTCTGTATATAATAATTAAATAGCTTTCTCTTGTTTATGTCCTTTGACTTTAGGATTACCCTGCTAGTTGGGAGTATAATCATGCCGTCCCTAGTATAGTCACTCCATATAGATTCAATAAAAGAATCCATCTGTTTTAAGAACTCTATGTTTTTATACTTACTCTCTACCCCACCGTATAATTGCCTAAAAGATATTTTTTTAGACTCTTGGTAATCCTCCTTAGTCAACTCGTCTTTATTCAGATACAGTTTCCCTAAGTACTCATGTACCGATGTTATGCTATCCGGAAACTTATACCCCACTAAATTAGCAATTAACCTTAAGTGATATGCATCAAAATCAAATTCGATAAGATACTCATTTTTTGGCACATAGCACCTTCTAAACTCTCCCTCTTTTGGTATTGCGGTTAGGTTTAGTCCATTATAGCTACATGTTGGTCTGCCTGTCAATGTGTACAAGTTATATTCAGAGTAGACTTTCTGATCTTCTATAAAGAAAACTTTATCCGCTATCTTATATACTTCATCAAATAGTTCCTCGTTTATACCAACTCCAACTTCTTCAATATGCTTGTACACCTTAACCATATCCCTATAATACTCTACATTTGTCTCTAGACCGATATAATGTTTTACCTGGTTGTAGAGGCATTCGCACTTCTCATAGTGTTTTGTTATTGGTATTAATTGATTTACAGTTACTTCTGTACTTAATCTGTAATAAAAATCATTGTGTATTTTAGTATTACATTCGTACTTTATAATCCTATTTAGCTTGTTAATCTGTGTCTGATAGATATCTATATAGTTACGTAAATCTAAAAAATAGGAATGGTATTTTGCATCCATCACATACACCTTCTTATGCTTAGATAAAAAGTCATATACCGCACTTAGATTTAGACTAAAACCTTCACTATGTTTTATAGGAAATATATAGCCCTTTTCTTTAGTTTTGTAATAGATTAAAGAGGTGTCAGTGAGTTTTGGGTGTATGTTATCATTAGAGGGTATCACTTGTATATAGCAAACTTCCTCAATGGGCAATCTACTAAGTTGTTCCTCTAATTCTACGATAAAATACATAACCGATTTCTATTTCACAAACATAGGAAATTAAATCGACTTTTCCAAATAAAATATTAAACGGTTGTAGGTCTAGCGTATTTGTCATACTCTCCGTCTATGAACTCTACCATTCCAAGCATTGTCTTATCAAGATTTTCAACTAACCTTTTATTCGTGTCTATTATTCCTGCACGAGTATTATATTGGGATAGCCTTACAAAATTCAAAGGTCCTGTTAATTTCCAGAAGATGCTACCAACCATATACATGCTTATATCATACGGAGCTGTACCGTTTTGTATTGAATTATACTCTAGCTCCGATATTTCAATGATATACCCCTGGCTATTTCTTCTCTTAGCAAAGTATCTAATTATGTACCCTCTATCATAGTCCTCTGGGATTGGGTACGGGTAGTAAGGTGTTGGTCCTCCTGTGTATGATATAGCTGTAGGTGGATTTTCTGGTCTTGTGTTCAGATTCTTGTTATTAGGTGTTGCTGCTGCTATCGTATTAACTAAAGCTGTAGGTAATCTGTTTGAGTCCAGTATAGGCGCATTTCTGTACCTTGTTGCTGGCTCCAATAGCTCATTTTTACCTATGATTGGGTTTGCTCCTGTATAAGCTGTACCGTCAAAAGTAACGTAGTACTTTCCCGTATAGGGAGTCCCATTCAGGGTATAATCGTTACCTGTAGTGCTTTGATTCTCTATTATCTTTGATGGAGGGTAATACTTAATCATTTGCTATCTATTTAGTTATACTTATATTCTTTACTTTGTATCTTATTGTAGATATCTTGAGCATATGCTACCCTAAAACCCCACTCATTACTTTCAGGTTGTTTTTGGGTATTTAGTTTATTTAGTATGTTGAGGTATGTCTTCTCCTTAACGGAATCAGTAATTTTACCTCCTGGACCTGCCTCCTGTTTTTGTATATCTATGACATCTGCAAACCGCTCAAACATAGCCATAGCAGCAAGAGCATCTGGTAAACTCTTTACAAACTTTAATCTATCCCCTGCGAATCTCTCTGTTGTATCCATCTCATAAATCAAAAACTTAACTTGACCTTCTAATGTAGTAGGATCTATAACTTCTCCGTTTATCTTACCTATAGTCTCAAGTTTATATATTCTACCTCCAGGATTAATATCTCTCCACTGTGCAATACCATATGTGGCTACTTTACCGCCTTCAGTTGTTATTAATTTTGGATTGAGTGTGGAGTTTTCTGCTTTTAAGTTTCCTATAATTGCAGCTACAGCATAATCGTTATACCCTCTTTTACGTAACAGCTTCATTATAATTTCTATATTAGTTTTTTGGCTAGAAGTATCTTTTGCGGTGTATCCTCCACTAGCTGTTCTTGTTTGAGTCGTAGCTTTTCTAATTTCTTTATCAGGTTCATAATAACTAGGATCTTTTAACAAAGTCATAAGTCCCTCAAATTGAGTTGTCCATTGACTTCCCTCAAAACTATGAATAAGCTTAGTAATTGAGAATCCCACCTTCTTATCTAAGTTACTTACACTATATCTATAAGGCAATAATATCTCTGGTATTGTATACAACTGGAATGGGTATAAGCTAGATATGCCATCCATAGTTATAGATGATTTAATAGGTATCACTAGAGAGTGTACTGAACCGGATTGTTGATTCTTTACGTATGACATTCTCTCTATGTAATAGTTAGTAGCTCTATCTATCTCTTCGTTCGTTAAATTACTCCTTTCCGATGCAGTTAAATTCCTTCCCTTTTTTGAAGAATAAATAGTGTTAACTACTTTATTAAAGTTAATAGCAATCTGAGCCATTTGACCATTATCTTTAATATTCTTATCTGGTCCAATTTCTGTACTGTCAACGGTGTACGTTTTATATCTATCTTCAGTACCTAAATTATAGATACCAAAATCTGACGTATCTTTACCTAAACCAACCTGTGAATCTACAGTAGGATTTGCGGCTATAGCTATCATAGAAGATATCCTATTACTTATATCCGTTTTTATATCGAAGGATCTTACTATAGATGTTTTAGCGTCAGTGGTGTACATAGGGATTTCATAAGCACTATCCTTAATCATATTCCTATGCTCACTGATTAAGTTAGGGTCAGCAGGTTGTATTTGGTCATCTGTTATGTGATAGCAATTACTATTATCATTATAAGATATTGAGAACGCATTGTAAGCCCCTAGACTTTTATATAAGTCATCTAATATCCGCTCTATTACAGTTTGAAAATAAACCTCGTGAGTGTTATTAGATGTTGCGTATTGCTTTATTATCCTCAATAGATAGTTTACGTTTACGCTAATGTCCATAAGTCTTCCTACATAAGCATTTTCTTTTCCTTGTAGATTTTGTTTTTGAGTTTGAGGTAATAGACTAGTTACTTCATTTGAATACTGAGAATT